CCCTGATAATAGGATTGTGCCTGACAATAGTGTCTACACATACCGAGGTTCGTTCTACCAACTCCTGGTCAGTTTGTTGATACCTCAATTTTGAGGTAATCTGTCGTATACGGCTGATCACAGCCTGTATACTATCCTGACCAGAAGGATTAAAGAGACGAGGTTTGAGACAGTCTAGAAAGACCCATCCCAACGTCGTGTCATCCTTGTAACAAGATTCCTCTGTGAAAGTCCCAAAAGATTCAGAAGAATAAAAGGTACTCTCACTCGGAATCAACCCGAGTATGCGGTAAAACAATATGAGAAAGGGGCGAAGTTCCCCTGCACTCAACATGTTAAACGCAACCAGGTCGTCACCACTCTGGGAACTACTCTGATCAAAGTCTGTCTTCTGACGACTGTCCAAGAATTCTTGGATTAGATCATAGTGTTCGCTAATGAAATCATCAGCGTCTTCTACTGAAGACCCAGGGTACCAGTCAAAGAACTCTCTCAGTTCGTACACAAAGGATCTAACAATGCCACTCATGACATTTAAATAGATTCCCGAGGTACCTTCTCCCATCATAATTCCACAAAGGTGGACCCAGTTATCTGGTTTATGCTTGGACACGAAATTTCGTGGAGAGAGAGCGACATCTAAGACAAAGTGCTGAAGACCAATCAAGTGCCCGTCAAGGACGACCTCGACGAACGGCCGGACAATGGTCTCAACAGCTTTTCTATAAGGAGAATCGGTAGCGGTTGTGAGATCAACAGATTCACAAGTTCTAAAGAACATCGATGGATATCCATCATTATCCACTCCTTTTCTACTTTCGGAGATCGAAACCATCAAATCATAGAGTTTCACTGCACTCAGTAATCCTATCTTGATGTTTGGATCTTTCCTGACAAATGGATCAAGAAGGTGTCTAAACACCTGTTGAACCAATGCGACAGAGAACGGGGGGATCGTGATTACACGAGCCTTGAACCCTTCCTCGGGGACAGGTTCTGCCCGACTATCTATCTCTCCGGTAAACCGGATGTCAGGTGGCCGATAACCGATTGAATACCAAGGAGAGTCACTCTTGACATCCTCGGGATATCGATCACGGATATCATGCAAGGCCCAAAGGAAACCGAACAAGCCGAACCTCTGATCGACGAATTCGGACCTCATCTCAGGGAACATTACATCAGTAATGGGAACCCCTTCTGACCAATCAGAAGCGCGAAGCGCGAGATTGCCTAGCATGTCATACAAGTCCTCGACAGGCTTCAAAGGAAAGACCATGTCGACTGTTCTATACATGAATTCATGCAAGAGGACTAGTATTGTTTCTCCAAGTTTTCCATCAGATGATCTGGGAAAATCATAAGAGGAACTTGATCCTGTGGCCCATCTAGTGTGGGAAGGAATCTTCCCTCGACAAGAAAGGGCATATACTGACGATATATTGGTGAAATCAAATTGGAACTTCCAGTCTACAGAGGTAGTCTTGAAAAATCCCGCGATGCTCTCATCGCACTTTTGACGATCAGCCACAGGGGCAGTTCGACCAATATTCGCGAATGGATTGACTTTTCTCATAACCTCGATTCCGGGGTTAGGGAGAAGACAACGTACATAACATGGATCGAACAGAAAGGGAGGAATTCCTACCTTGTCCTCCAACCTGAGGACAACCAGATCAATTTCTGGTTCTGTTAGGCCCGATTGACGCAAGGAGTACCGACAATTTCGTGGGAGTTTGCAGTAGCCAACTGTCGTCGTATCATATGGATTATTCGAAAGAATTGATCTCATGACAGACGACCACCCCTTGATCAAGGATGCAATGGCCTTGATCCCCCCAGCCGAAAACGTTCGGTTGGTTAGATC